CATTCATATATAATAACATGCACAGGGGCGTGGCGCGGCCATGTTGGGGTGACAGATCACATGGGTTGTGCCGTCGCATCGCGAGAGCACTCATGGCAGCGTTTGGAGATCTGAATGCACATGATGTTCACTGCAGTCCTTTTTTCTGTTTTCCAGATGTGTCTGTGGTATGTACATTTTAGAATATTTTTTCCTTGTTCGCCTGTTTCTTTTGTGCTGTAGTTGATCTGCTCTTTTTTATTGTTTTATAGGATTCTGGTGGGACTCTTGTGTCATTGCTTCCTGAAGATATTTGGATTAAGATTTTCTTATACCTAACTAATCGAGACATAGCTAATTTTACTTTTGCTTTTCCAGATGTGGTTTTCATTATACGTAAAGCAAAGTTTTTAAGAGAACATGCTTTTAGGTTTATTAGAATATCATGTAATCACACTTTAACTGTATTCTTAGAATGTCAGTATGAACAGGATTTTAGTCCTTTACCTTGTGGATCTTGGTGGTGTGATAAAGCTTTTTTGCCTTCTGGGCATTGTGTGGCTTGTCTTTTAAACCCCCATCTTTTGCTTTTTTCTCCTGTGCATGCATCCTGTTTCTGTGTAGATCATAGAGCTTTGTGGTCTAGTTTCCCGGATAAAATCTTATGGTAGCCTAGCGACAGAAAGGAATTTTAAAACACAGGATGTGGAATGTTTGGAACAAGGGCGGAGACTTGCAGCAAGCTGTATTTTTGGATGTGGCTGCCACAAAGCTTTTGGGAGACAGACTAGCTTGAATGCTTTCCTCTCCTCCTGCTTTTTTAAAAAGATAAGTGATGGCTGCTAATGATCCGGTAGGTGGCACTTTTGTGTAATGGAAATTTTTGTCAATATCTATTTTGGGGTATTTATAGTACTTTATTCTTTTTATAGGTTTTCCAGCCTTACTCTGTGCTTCCACCTGAAATCTGGTGTGAGATCTTACTGTACTTGGATTCTCAAGATATAGCTAGATTCGTTCTGTGCTATGATGATTTATTTTCTGAAATTCTTCGTCCTTATTTCCTGAAAAGGTTTTGGCAAAAATTTGAGCGAATCTCCTGTAACAGAGCACTGAATTATTTAAGAGCTGAAAGAATCATAGCTAAATTTTCGCCACTAAACAAATGGTCTGTGTGGTGCAGTGATCGGGTGTTTCTGCCTTCTGGGCATTGCATAGCATGCTTAACTCATCCTCATCTTCTCTGCTATTCTCCATTTGAAACCGGCTGTCACTGTTTAGATCATAGAATTCTCTGGTACAAATTAAATAAAGTAGTGATTTGGAAGGCGGGCAACATTCAAGATTTAGGTCCGGGGTGGAGTTGGCCAGAATGTGGTGTTCCTATTTTGGAGTCTAAAAAGAGGAAAAGGCTCTATAAAAAAGTGTTTTCAATGGTGAAACGGGATCAACTTGTTCAGGCTGACTTTCTTTAAACAGGAAGGGCTGTAAACAGAAGCCAGCTGCTGCCATGGACAGTGTTTTGTTAAAATTAGGATTTTCAGAGCATGTTTGCAAATGTTCTGAGTATGTATGTAAAGATATACAAAAAGCGCCGGTGAGTGTTTTTTAAGTTTCATATTAATTTTTGACATTACTGTGTATCAGGAATAGTTTCTTTTTAAGTTTTTCTGTTTTTCTAGGCTCGTTTTCCATTCGTCATCCCTTCAGAGCTATGGATGAAGATTTTTTTATATCTTTCTAATGCAGAAATTGCTAAGTTTGTTTTAGTTTTTCCTGAATTACATGTTATACTTTTAGATACTTATTTTATAAAACAACACATTCGTAGATTTGATGCAGTCAACTGTAATATAACTTTAGAAAAGCTTAGGGGAGTTTTGAGAAGAAAGGATTATGCACCTCTCAAAGTTGGCACCTGGTGGTGTGCTGGAGATGATTATTTACCCTCAGGGCATTGTGTAGCGTGTCTTTTAAATCCACATTTGCTTTTGTCTTCTCCTTATCATTCTTATTGTTTTTGTGTAGATCATTGTGCTTTGTGGGGTCTGTCCAACTTAATTTTATGGTGTTCCAATTTTTGGCCTAATCTGGATGGTGGATGGAGTTGGCCTGAGTGTGGTGCTTATGTTGATGAAACCAGAAGACTTCGCCTTTGGAAAAAAGCCTTTGAACGTTGTAAAGAATATAATTGTTAAGTATGAAGGTTTCAATTCTGAAACAGGCTTTTAAAGAACACAGTGCTTTCTGTACAAAGCTTGGTTGCAAGCTAGAATGGAATTCACGCATTGTAATTTCATGTATAAAAACTTCATTTGGTCATTGTATTACTTTAACAATTCCTGTAACATACCATGTAGATTTGTATACTTTTCAAAGAATGTTTAAGGGTCATATAAATTGTAAATGTAATGCCCCATGCTCTAAAAAATGTGTAAAATTTGCCATAGAATTTATGTGTAAGTCAGAATTAACCACAGATTATTGTGTTAAAAATTCTGTACTTTGTGTAAACAGTCAAGCAGAAAATGAATATTATAAAGCTATAGTGGCACATCATAGTCCTCTTGCCAATTATTGTATATCTCCCTTCTGTCTTCTGACTGGCAAATGGAAATTAGCTGCTACTCACTCTGAAGAAAAACATTTTTGTCTCTTAAAAGAGGATACTTTGGTTTCGCGAGAGAATTATCCTACAGCAAAATGTCATTTAACAGTGCACAATGTGCTTCGTGGAGGCTGTGTTTGTGAAAAGCCATTTTCAGAGAAATGCTTTGCTGCTTTTCTAACAGCCTTCTGTAAGTATAAGTATCTTTCAGAAAGCTATACATCAGACATGTCTGCTTCTTAAAATAATACTTATAATGCTTTTTTATTTTTTAGGTAGCAAGTTTTCCTTGTAATTTGCCAGAACATGTTTGGGAAAATATATTTGTCTACTTAACCAACTTGGAAATTGCTGCTTTTGTGTCATGCTATATGGATCTTTTTCATATTTTAAAAAGACCATCCTTTCTTCGAAAGTATCTTCAGAAGTTTGAAAAAATTCTTTGTGTGGAACTGATCAAATTACTTACGGAACGCCTTCATGCAAAATATCAACCACTGATTTTGCCTTCTTCTTGGTGTTTGTTTCGGGACTATTTACCTTCTGGACATTGCTGTGCGTGCCTAACCCATCCTTATATCTTACTGTACCATCCTTCTCGCGTGAACTGTTTTTGTGTTGATCATAGACAATTTTGGAAACTTAATATGATTGTATGGAATAAAGAATGTGAGTTAGAATCTTGTGATAACAGTTGGCCTAAATGTGGTTGTAGCAAATAACAAATAAAATTTAAGAGACGTAAACTTTTTGAGAAAAATAAATTTTCTGAACTTTGTTTAGTGTCTTTTGCTTTTTTGGGGGATTTTTTTAGGAAAGCTGCATGCAAAAAAGCACGCAGCTCTTTAGAACAATTTTTGCTGATTGGCAGAAGTTGAAGTGTTTGGAAGAGTGGCAGGTCTCAATTATGTTCTGCTCTGTTAAGTTTTATTATTTTAACCCTAGGTTGTGAGTAAATAAAAGAAGCACATTAAATCTTAATGAGGCATACTTCAACATGTTCTAGGGAGGAGAGTGATTTTTGTGGGTAACAGGAATGTTAATAGTTTTTTTAAAAAAGTCATGAGATAGGAGTTTTTAAAAAACTAGTTTTTCACACAAGAGGGTAATCAGCTTTTTTTACTTTATATTTTTAGCCTTTCCATATCAAAAATCATGAGAACACAATGGTGGGAAATGAAAAGGCAGGAAATCGATTGTGGTCTCTAAAAGAATGTTTAGGGAGTTGAGGGTTTTGGGGAGTCAGGATGCAGGATGTTGGCTTTTATTTGAAGTGTTTTTTAAGGCCAAGATGGGAAAGGATAATAAGATGGTTGTCTTGCATGAGAAGCTTTTTTGCAGGAAAATAGATCCTTAGAGACCACTTATGTGAAAATTGTTTCATTATTTTTAGCATAAAAAAAAAATGAACAGCATGTTTAAAAGCAAGTCAAGCTTCTCTTCTTGCAGAAGGGAAAAGGAAAATTTTAGGAAGCATAGTTGGAAGTGCTTTGTGCAGTGAACTTTTTTAAGGTAGCATTTACAAGGAAAATTTTTTGTTTGACCAGTTTTATGCATTTTTAATGAAACAGCCTTTGTTATAAAAACTTAGTTTTTCTTCAGTGCTTCGTTTTTTGCTGCTGTCTCAGTAAGGTGAGATTAGTTTTTAAAAAGATATATAAATTGTATTTTTAATTTTTATAAGAATTTAACTTATAATTTATTTTTCAGCTGACTAATTTTTGCTGTGGGTACGTATATTCAAATGCTCTAAGGTAAGTTTTTAACAATTTAAATTTGATGTTGAAAAGTCTTGAGTTGTAATTGTTATTTTGTTTTTGTTCAGATTTTATATTAAGAAGAAATTGATCCATCAAACTGTAAGTACATTACATTTTTTAGTAGAAATCAATGGGCATTGCTGATTGCTTATTAAAAGCAAAACTTTTTTGTTTTTTAGATGAATCAACTTACCAGAACTTTTATGGGTGCTGCAGAATTGGTGTCTTATTTTACAGACATAAATACTAATCAGTATGCCATATATTGCATTGCAACTTCTAAATCTTTTAATTATTGGGCTAAAGGCCCATTTAGAATGGCATTACGTTTTATAGGTGACACTACTGTTTATGTGCTGGCTCAAAAAGATTTATTTCCTGAATTTGATGCTTTAGATTTTTTGAAGTGGGCAAATTTTTCTAATATGGCTATAGGCTTTTTCCCAGTAGAGTGGGAATTATTAATAAATTCTCTGGTAGACAGACCAATGTTAACTGCTGAAGTTGTATTAATACCTGGAGATGTAAGACATGAAAGTTGGGAATTCTTTAAATATTATTGGGAAAATTACTTTCCTTATTTTCCAATTGCACCAGATTGGGAGTGATGGAATTCAATTTGCAACTCATTGCTTGCGATAGACCCCATGTAACTAGCCATGGTATGGAAGTGTTTCGTTGTCACGGACGAGGTCGACTTTGTCCAGCATTACGTGTATCCTGCTTGAAGAAGATGCTTACTCCTGTTATATATGATCAGTATTTTTGTTATTTTCCAGTGAGTCAGAAACGTGACTCATTTTTTAAGCAAAGTGATATGGATTACATTTTTTTTTATCACTGTCATTGTTCTTCTCCTGGTTCTTTACAATGTTTAGCTGCAAGACAAGTTTTATTAAGGTGCTTTGATAATGTTCCTGTCAGTTTATTTTCTGAAAGAGTTTTTAGAACAGTGCCAGTTTGTTGCAATACTTGGGTATGTTGCCCAATAATATTTCTTGGTGCTTTCAATATGAGACAAAAACATTGTTATTTTTTGCTATGTGGTCCTAATGGGGCTTCTTTTAAAAATGAATGGTTTGATTACCAAGAGTTAAAAGAAATTGTGTTTTGTGATTCTTGTAGTATGTTTGTGGTGCGCTGTAAATGTCAATATTCAATAAAAGAATGCATTAGAAGAACTGAGGTAAAGTATAACTTTGTCAGAATGTTATATTCTTGTACTTTTCTTTTTAGGCCTTCAAATGAGTCTTCTTGGCATCTGTAAAATGTTTGTGAATTCTACTTGTTGTTGTGAAGATTCTCACTGTTTATTAAGAGTGGATATTCCATTCTTTTCTATTGATGTGATCAAAAGTATTTGTAACTTTATAGAATTTAAATTAATTAGTACTCATTTATGTGCTCTTCCCTGTCAGATGTATAAGATTCACTGTCACTGTGACGATCCCACTTCACTGCAATGTCTCTGTATCAAGCAAATTCTGACATATAAGTTGAAAAATGTAAAAAGAAAGATTCCTTTTTTGTTACCTTGGACTAATTGTTGTTCTAATGTGATTTTTTATCAAGTTGTACAAGAATGTGTAATATTCTGTAGATATTGGAATGCTTTGCATGTTGAGGAAGAAATAGTTAAAAATCATTGTTACAGAAGGTTAAACTTTGGACATTTCAAGAGTATTTTTGTGTTAAAGGATGTTAATATGGTCACTTTAAGAGAAACTTTATATAGATTGCATATCACTTTAAATTTACCTGAGCTGAGAGGTTTTCACCTTCCTCCATATGACAACACTTATTGGAAATCTCCTGAGACAGCAGATTTACAGAATCAACCTTGTTTGGTACGTTTTATTCGTTTTAATGGCATGGAATACCAAGAAAGATACTTAAAACGTTTATTAAAAAATAGATTGAGATAACTGGTTTTACAATATCCTATAATTTTGACAAAAATAAAAAACTGTTTTTAATTTCAATATACTTGTGGCTTTGAGTTTTTTAAAGACGTGTCATACTTGCTGTCCAAGCACTCACTGGGATGTTAGGTACTAAAGCACTAGAAAACTCAATTAACACAAAATCTTGATCATCCTTATATATAGAAACCCCATAAGTTTTAATGGTTCTATCAACAAGTTGTTGAGTGGCTGTGGCATAAAATGAAGTGTCAAGTGCAAACACTCCTCTCAATCCTGTGTCTGCTTGAAACTTAATTAAAGAAACTTCCGAATCTGGTAGAAATTGTGAGCAAGTTAGGATGTAAATAAATCTTGCTGCACTGGGTATAATTTGCCATCCAAGAGCAATAAAAGAATTCATAAATCCAACTACCTGAGAACCTTGTTTAGTGCTTGTAGTAAGTTCTCCAGCAGCATTTACAGTTAGAGGGTAAGCAGTTTTTATAGCTAGTTGATTGTTATAAGTACTAAAAGGATTACCCAAATTTATTTTCAAGCCTTGGTCAGTGTTTTCTAGAGGCTTGACTGCCTTAACACCAAGTTTTGCATTTTCCACTTGAATAGTATTATCACTTTGCATATCTAGTTTACCGTTCAGCTCTATAAAAGGATCAGCCAAATTCAGTGTTAGATAACCTGTACTTAAACTCAAGGGCCTTTGAGTTTTAAGAGAAAGCACATTATCAGCTGTTGTAAAAGGCTGCCCTAGTAGTAGGGAAAGTTTTCCTTCCTGGGTCAAAGTCAAAGGTGATTCTGGAGCTGTCAGAGCTAATTTTCCAGTTTCATCAGTAATCAAAGTGTTACCTCTAAGCAAAGAGAGTTTTCCTTCTGGGGTAAAAGTAAGAGGGGACTCAGGAGCTGTCAGTGTCAATTTTCCATTTTCATCAGTTATCAAAGTGTTACCTCTCAGCAAAGAGAGTTGTCCTTCTGGGGTCAAAGTAAGAGGGGACTGAGGAGCTGTCAGTGCCAAATTTCCATTTTCATTAGTTATAAAAGTGTTAGCTAGTTTAAGTTTAATACCCTCTGCAGTTTTTTCGAACGGACTATTTAGTATAATACTTAGTTTTCCATTAGAATCCACAGTAAAGACATCTTCCATATTTAACTTAATGCTGCCTGGAAGTTTTTCAAGGGGCGCTTCAGCCTCTACGATTGCAGATGAAGTTAATTGCCCAACTTCATTAATTTGAATACCTTCTCCAGTTTTAACAGTTAGAAAACCGGCTGGATTAACTGTGATTGGATCAGTGAATTTAAGTGATAAAATCAAACCTTCACTTTCTAACCCACTTCCTGCGCGAATAAAGGGAGGTAGAGGGATCAATCTTTCTTCTGTGAACGGATAAACTGGGTCCCATCGTGCTCTTTTCATCTGCAAAAATGACACAAGTATATTTTAATAATAGTTTGTTAGTTACATGTGATTTTTACTGTCCCACATTCAAGTGGATAAAAATCAGCAAACGTACACAGCTAAAATTAGAAAATTATGGGTCTTTGTTATTATTTTATGGCGCCGAGGATAAAAGAGACCTTCTCATGTAAGTAAAAATATATCAGTTTATTTATGTTTAAGAGACATACTGCAATGTTTGCTTTGTTGTTATTCGTGGATCATTTTGTGGGGAGAACAAAGGATCAAACTCCTTGGGAAAGAACAGCAGTGGTTTTGAAAAGGGATGATTATACACAATTGGGGGAAATTCGGTTAGAAATTCTGCCGGGGTCAATCCTCCAGCTCGAGGTTGCCGGGAAACTTCTTCCAGTAGATGGAAATTTTGATTATTGTTTGTTCCCGACCCTTGTAACTGCTGACCGGGTCTGTGATATAACATCAAAGGAGAAATGTTTTCTGTAATCATGGGATAAGAGGACAGTTTGTTTGATCCAGACCCCGTGATGTCCATGGGGTTGGGTCCGCTCAATTGAATCCCACGAGCTGAGTCAATAAAATCCTGTCTTGTGCTTTCCATAGCATGTTTGGCGGGAATGTAAGGAGTTCCAAGCCTTTGATGTACTTGGGAAGCCGACCAGTTGTTTATATTACAATGTATGTCTCCTCTAGTCAGCAGACTTTGACTCTTATCTATATTATTTCTTTGGAGATTAACTTCCCGTATACGTTCAAACATTTGAGGATTGGATTGCAGCCAGTTAATTACAGAGCCATAATCTTGATGAGCTCCAGCTGTATAACCTGTTTCTGGTTGGTATTTCCAAATGTATGGCGTGACGGGCTGCATGGCGGGAAATTCGAATATTTAAGCTCCCTAGTTAGCTCTGATACTTAGCCAGAAGCTTCTTGGCATCATCCAGATATTGGAAAAGCTTCTTTGCATCCCGCTCGTAAAGGTATCGTTTCGTTATGCTTGCAGGAGTTCGATTTCTGATCTGATATACTTTTTCTGGTCTTTTTTTAGATTCTTGACGAATCTTTTCCAGAACTTCAGCTATTTCATGTTTTAGAGGCAGATGGGTTTGATAAGAGTGAACACTGTAGCTTTCTGAAAGACAGAAAAACCAGGGCGATTTTAAGAGTCTGAAAAATTTTAGCAAAGTAAAAAGATTTTGCATGCAACAATGATTTTTACTTACTTGTGATCTTATCTGGTAGGGGTGGAGGAGGAGGAATATCCCCAGATTCCTCTTCACTGACTTCTCCTTCGCTCAAGGGTTCTCCGTCCAGGTTGTTCTGCTTTTGCAGAAAGTGATACATCATAGCCATTTCCTTTCCCTTGGGTTTTCTGTTCATGGGTTGGTATGGTTTCTCCATGGAGAAGGCTTTGTCCATTTAATTGCTCCCCAGATTCTGGATCAAGATAAACTCCGCTACCTCTTTTTAACAATTCTTTTTCCCGCCTTACTTGCATTTCTGTCAATGCAGCCAATAATTTTTCGTCTTTTAGAACGCACGCTGTTAATTGGTGATTAAATTTCTCTTTGTTTGAATTGTAGTGAATTATCTTGTCATAAAAGAAGTCATCTGCTGCGGTTTTGGCTAAATATGCATTGGCAAATGTCTGAGGAGTTAGTTTCAAAGATTGACTTTCATCAGCTTTTTGAAATTCAAATTTACCTATAGTTAAAATTTCATTTAACAGGCTAGTGTTGTAACAAGGCATTCTATGAGGTGAGCAGAGGTTGCAATTACAATATAAAGTTGATACTGTATAAGGTTTGTCTGGAGTGTGTAGGTAATCGCCATGATTTAAAAGGAACTGGGCTGTCTGCAGTAAAGTAACATGGGTCCATAAAATAGGATGGGATTCCATGTGACTTAAAGGGACAAAGTCAGAGGGCAAAAATGGGCAAATACTTTGGGGAATTCCAGATTTAGAACAAATAAAAGTTCTAAAGTTTCCTATTTGAGCTTGATTAATGAAATCTGGTAGGCTGCTAGTAAAGGCATTCAAAAGTAAATCAGGAAAAATGATATTACTTATTTCTTCTGCAGCAGCTAAGGCTGTAGGTGCTTTTAAAATTTGTAGTCCTGCCTTGTCAAGTCTTTCCTTGATTTGATTAATAGTAGTTTCGTCTAAGGTCTGACCCCAGATATCCATTGCGGTTTGCCACGTCAGTACCAAAAACAAATAAATACTGTCAGTCAAAAAATCTCTTTTATCTTGATTTTCAAGCTGTGAATGCTGATATGGATTGTTAAGTCTATTTCTATGAGTCAACCCATGAAAGGTTACAAATTCACTTAGGTTAATGTCTGTAAGCATCTGGGTCAGTTTCACAAAGCCATGATTAAAAGTGTAATGAAGTGATTCTTGACAGTTCATAATAAACTTTTTCTGCCCAATTAGTTTTTTCATGCACATCAAAGTGGTGCCATAAGTAGTAGCTAAAAATAATTTTTCCTGAATCTCATGTAAATTATCTTCTATTCCTAATAAATCCAACATCTCTTGTGTAATAGCAGGCTCATATTTTTCAGATAGATTGTTAGGTTCCTGATGTTTTCCAATAAAAATTTCAATTAAAAGCTTTTGTAAAGCAGGGGGCAAACTTAGTGATGGATAAGAAAATGTTGAAAAATATTTTGCTTTTTCTTTACACCACAGCAGTCTAAGGGAATCCTGGTCTAACTTTATCAATCTTTGATTTGATTCTAGTTCTTCGATCGCGTCAACATTTCCTAAACTATCATCCCATTTGCATTTTTCCAAGTTTGGAAAAGAAGTTAAAAGAGTATTAGTCTCCGTCCAATCTTGGTAAGTTTTTGTACCTGATCTGTTTGCTTTACATGATAAAGGAATATTAACAGACAGGAAAAATGGATAATGTAAAGCTAAGCATTCAGGGATTAGAAATGGAGGATAAAAATTTAGTTGAGGGTTATTTTCAGTTTTCCTGTCTTTAGGACAAAACAAATGTTTTTCCAAATAAGAACCGACGTCTAAGTCTGTTGTGTCCAAGTTTAAACTTCTACAAATTTTTAGTTGTCTTTCCAGATGTTTAAAAAGCATAGTTTCTTCAAAAAAATGGCTGCATTTTGCCTTCTCTGACTCTTCCGTATTTTTTTCAGCCATCCTACAACGAAAGAAAACTAAAATGTCTACTAAAAAGGGAACAAAACTCGCTAGGAAAGGAAGATCTGAAAATGAAGAAACACAACAAAAAATACAAGCGGCTTTAGAAATTTTATCAAAATTTGGGGAATATGTTAAAGTTGACACTTCTCAAATGAAATTTCATCCTGAAGAAGGAGATTGTGAAAAGTTGTTTTCGCAATATTTAAAAAAAAATAAGACCATCAATTTAACCTACAGTAATTTTAAATCTTTGGGTGTAGTTGGAGGGCGCATGCTATATGGTGCAATCTGTAAACAAATTGGCTTGGTGCCAAATTTCAATGTAACTGGTTGTTATCTGTGGTATCATGACTGGGATGAGAAAGCAAGATGTTTTCATGGAGATCATATGTTTAAAAGAATTAATGAAATTGAGATGAGTCCAACTTCAGAAATGGGAGTCCAAGCATTAAAAGAGGGTAGAGGGGTGCTGTGTAGTGGAAAAATGAATAAGCAGGTTGTAAAAATTGTTCAGGAGAATTATGTTATGTGTTCGGAGGATGCGCAGCAGCGTTTTGGCCAATTATCTCCTAGAAGCTGCGGCTTAAACTTTTCTGATGAAAAAAAGGCTTTAATGGCCATGCAAAATGCTTTTCATACCACTAAAGCTGTTTTTCCAAATGCAAAAATTGGAAATATGCTTTTCATCTTAGGTCAATGTGAATGTAATTATGGTGGAAAGCATGTAATTGGCAAACAACTTCCAAAACTAACTGCTTATTCAATTACGGGAGTGGAAGGAATAGATGCCCAAGAAGTTTCAAAAGTGCAAGCCGCTGCTGTTTCATATCCAGCAGTGTTTGTGTTTCAATGTTGTAATTTTCAGTTTACTTCTAAAAGAAGTACAAAGTTTTGTGAAATGAAAATTAGTGTGCCAGATATGCTGCAATGCCTCACTCTTGTAAGGAAGTTTTGGTTTGAATGCATGGGTACTTCATTGCCTATACATTTTCCTCAATTTAAGTGGAATCAGTGTTTTCAAGTAAAAAATACACTTTTGCCATCAATTGAGGAAGATGTAGAAGCTAATCCTTTTGGAGAATTAGAGGATCCCCCACAAAAAAAGAAAAAACGCACTGTTCTCGAATCGAGCAGTGAAGAAGATGAGGAAGACGATTAATACAGTTTTAATGTGATTTTATTAATCCAAGTTTTGTATTATTAATTAACAGTTTTTTATTTTGTCTGAAGTAACTGCTTTTACATATAAAAAAATCATACAAAAGTTCTTGATTTTTATGTAATGATGCAGGGTCGGAAGGAGTCAGAGAAGGCGAAGCACCATTAAAACTTTGAAATAACTCATTATTAAATGCTTTTCCTCTGTACTTGTGAAAGCAATATATAAAAAAGACACAAAATAAACCACAAGCACCTGAGCACGTACATTGAACTCCTTGTGTATTTTTTTCTACGGTTATGCATCGTTCAGTATCTGTCAAAGCAGATCTTTTTAACATAGATTGATATGAATAGTTATAAAGGGTTTTTAACTGAGAAGCTTTCCAACCTAGTGGATCGAAAATATACATTTTATAAAAAACTGGATCCCAAGCCATCGCTATCCAGTGAACACCTCCTTGCTCTCTAGGTCCAGTATTTACTATAGCAGTTTGAATTTTGTTTTTTTGTAAAAATCCTGGAAATCGACAATCAAAAGTTCCTAAAAACCCATAAGTTAAATGAAGTGATGAAAGTAACTGTTTCAATTCGCTTTCTGATGTTCCACTCATGTCGTTGCACTACCGGCTGAAAAAGGGAGGCGCAAGTAAGCAACGCTTATGCCACTTCTAGTTGGTTGATTGATAACAACTTGATCGAAAACACCAAATAGCAGCATTAAGTAGGTAGGTTCAGGCATTGCATCAACAGTAAAAACCATATTTAAAGAATGACTTGCATTGGCATATAATACATTTTGTCCTAAATCAGTAAGATTTCCCATATTCAAAAAATTGCTAGAAAATGGAATTTGCCACATATATTTATCACACAAAAACTTCTTTTCTGTCTTCTGATTTAGAACAGCATTTTTACCAATCAAAGGATAAGGCCAGTTAGCAACATATAAGTGTCCAGAGTTTTCCAAAAGAGCAGATTTGGAAGTTTTTTGTTGTAAACCACAATTATTCCAGATTTGCATTGCATTAGGATTTGAAAGATAAGCATTATATAGATCATAAACTCCATCTCCATACATTGGTACTTGACGAGTCATGGGTTGAAAATTTTCAATGAAGCCATAATATTTATGTTGGGATGGTAGTTTGTACCCTTGATAAGCTTGATTATAATTGGCTGCCATTTGTATCATATACCAATCTTTAGTGATATTACTTTGACTCATATTGTAGCCCTCTGCATCAATGTTATTGTCTCTTTTAATTTCAAACCAGTTAGGAATTAACAGTCTATCATCTCCGGGCCATGGTACACTTGAATCCCATTGAATTGAAACACGTTGGAAAGTATGTGAGAGATAAAATGTACCATCTAATAGAGGAATACTTCCAGAATACAGAAAATTTGGATCCTTGGTAGCTCCAATCATAGGAGTTTCAGAAGCTTTTAATCTATTAAAACTCCATCCCCTAAAAGCGCCCCAAGATCTATCAGGGATATTTACAACTACAGTATTTGTATTTGGGGGAATTTGATAAAGATTATTTACTGCACCTAAGTAATCAGCAAAATTTTGATCATTTGTGGCATTTCTTAGCATTAATTCCAACTCACTAACAGTTTCATAATTCATTGGAAAGAAAGAAACGTATAGATTAATATTAGTGTAGTTGATATAAGCACCATCAGCTCTTAAATCATTTCCAATAGAAGATTGGAGAATCATATTGGGATCTTTCCTAAAGTACCATTCATAATTGTAAGTGCCAGGCAGCAACAAAAGGTTCTTAATCGCAAAGAACTTTTGAGGTACTTGAATATGAAATCTGCTATACCTGCCATTGCCCAATAACTGAGATCTGTATTTTAAACCCATATTTCTATGATGATTAAAAGGATTTATATTGTCCATTATATCAAGGGACCACCTGGCTCCAATATTAGTCCAGGTATCAATTACATTGGGTAATGGTACTCTGCCATTAATATATGTGTATGAGTTAGTGTTATCTGGCAAATCTACATTATCTGGGGTAGTTTTCAAATCATCAGGAAGATACATTGCTACATTAGCCCAGAGGAAAGTTCTCTGTAAATTGGCAGCTAAATTCATTTCCAGAGAAGGAATATTGCCATACCCCAGATAAGCTATTGTGTTTTGAGTCTTTGTTGCTGTTCTAGCCCCAGTATTCACAGTCATTGCATTTCCTGCTTCTGCATCAGAAAAATAATTTTGAATACCAAAAGGTGGAAAAGATAAGACTGGAGGTCCTTCCTCGTAACCTTCATTATGAATTATTCTTACATTTTCATCATAGCTATCAACAGCTTGATTCCAAAGAGCAAAAAATTTATACCTGCTACTAATTTCTGCTAGCAAGTATTGATAACTTAGTTCACTATTTCTGTCGTTTAAGTCTAAAACTACATTTAATTGCTGAGTTTGAGAAGAAAATGTTCCAGCATTTGACCCATTATTGTAGTACATTAAGCCTACAAAATTATCTCTGAAACCAATATAATTTGGTCTGTTTCCACTAGCAGTAGAATTAGCATCACCTGTATATTCAACATAATGACAATCAGGATGTAAACGATTTACTGTATCTACAGCAACAAATCCTGATACTCTATCGTCAGTTTCAGTACTATTTAAGTAAACTTTCTCGGCAGCAGTAGTGGAAATATTTCCCTGTACACTTTGAGGTTTAACATAAGATCCGTAAGCTGGAAATTTATCACCCTGGCTTTCAGCACTAAGAATTCGCCCATAGCCTCCATTTTTTGCAGAATCAATATCATTGGGTCCAGAATAGTCATCTGTCCTACCAGTCTGTGGATTAGGAGTAGTAGCAGTTACATTTATAGCCATAGCTTGTTCAACTCCTTTTCCATTAGCAGAATAAATTTGAGGCAATTGAGCTAAATAAACTGTATCCTCGTTATTTTGAAAAGCCATATTAGGCATAGCTGATTTAGGAGCGAGGGGATTATAAGCAGTTCCTCCATATGGTTTAAAAGAAAAACCTCGGTCTAAAAATCCTTCTATATCAAAATAAGCACTTCCCAAATCTGCCACGCGATTGTCTCCTACATTAAGGGTGAATCTAGCTTTATAAAAATTTTCATTATCTTCTATTTGTATTGGTACAATACGAAGTTGTAGTTTTTGAGAACGGTCGGTAGTTACTCCTGATGATGGAGCTACAAAAGGATCTCTAAATTTTTCTCCAAGATTAAAAAAGCTTTGAGTGGCAGTGATGAACTGCACGAGATTTTCAGACAGATATTCCCTCGCATTTCTACCCGCAATGTGAAAAAATTCACGCTGTGGCTCCATCTGTAAATAAAAAATGTTTTTAATAACAGTATCTTCTTGTAACAGAATTTACGCCGTCTCCAGTCATATCATTCAGAAAAGCACCCCAACCGGATACACGTTTTCTTTTTCTCGGACGAAAAGGGATTGAATCTGAAGATGGTTCTTCAGATGAAATAACAGGTGCAACTGAGGTTACATTTGAATCTTGAGCATTTACAGTGGGTACAGTAGTTTTTATAGGAGTATTTTGAGCCATCGGTTTTGGACTATTTAATGCAGCAAGAAGCTGAGCAAGTTGTTCTTGAGACACACTTTCGTTTCCTAAGGCTTTATTTTTTAATTTTTGCAAGTCCTGTTCTAACTTGATGCGTCCAATATCTATCAAACTGTTCAGAGTGTTTCCTGCTAAATTCCCTGCATTTTCTAATACACCTGATTGTAAAAGACCTTGTTTAGCTTGCTGAAAACCTTCAGAATTGGCAATTCTTTGAGCTGTATTAGACAAAAAAGATCCTACATGTTTCAACCCAGAAGTTAAAGAATTTCCTAAACTAGACCAGCTGAAACCTCCTCTTAAATCACAGATTCCAACGGTGTGACCATATACAGGTGTTAGCCCGCAATGAGGAGCTAATCTTGCAAAGGCCATAGTGATCTGTTAAAAAAAAAATCTAGTTTAAGAACGCTTTTGCATTTTGTGCGGCTATAACTGTCCCTGCTATTGCAGGAGCGGCACCAATTGCCGCAGCAATGATTGGAATGAGAGCTGGAAGAAAACCGCCTTGCAATTCTTTTTTCAAAACAAATGGGGTAGAATAATATTTTAAAAAATGTTTTCGCGTTGAACGTTTTCGACGACGGGAGGGTTTAAGCACATGAACTACTTTCATCTGAAATAAAAGAAAAGCATACTAAATAGCAGCTCTTCTTCTGGCTGAATTAAAAGCTCTAATTCTTGCAATTGCATCTAAATATTTTTCAATACGTCGTGCTTTATTTTCTCGCCGTCTTCTTCTAGGTGGTGCTTCCTCAACATAAACTGTCTGAGTTTTTTTCTGTCTTTTTCGGTGTTTTCTTTCATATTTTATCAGATTTTCTCTCAGCTTTTCTAAAGGTGTTCTTGCATTCAATTGCCCCCACTGTGCTCTGTAGTATTGTCTAACTCTTACAGGTTGTTTTTTAGAAAATTTCAACCCAGTTGCTCGCATTAGAGCTGAACCAATGTTTCCCCATCCTGTATTGTCTGAAGGACTAACTAAAATTGACATTGCCGACCCAGGAGGATAAGGACCCGCTATATCTGCCAGCTTATTGGAGAGTAGCGCTTGACAGCACTTTCGGAGAAACAGTTGCTAGAGATTTTTGAATGTATGGACAAGGCCGCCTTCTATCGTCCGTAATAGTAACTCTTTGAACACCTGTTAGAGTATTTTTTACAGGCTGAATTCCGTGATCTGCAACAAAGGGGATATTTTCACTTATCCATGTTACTGTATTATATGGAGGCTGCATTAAAATAGCGTTTTGCGGAAATCTATTGTAGACAGCTGTGCGGTTTGTAGCTTGTTCTAGAAGCTGAGAGTACACAGCATTTGTATTGTGTACTAAACCAGCTTTCAAAGGAAACATGTGCATTCCTACTACAGGCAAAGTCTCTGAATTAGTTGTATTATTTGTAAAGGTGATTGGAGGTTTAAAAGTATCAGGTAGTGACCAATAAACTTGACCTATTCCTCCAGTAACATCTGGAACTGTAAGCAATGTATTAGAAAAAGCACCTCCTTTGCGGTGATAACTTAAAGCCCAAGATCTATAGGCAGTCTCCCATTTGTCTGGATTAGTTGATACTTTTGTTACATTGTAAGGAACTTCATTTTCATCCTTCAGTAATGGTTCAACAGATTCAGGATATTTTTCTATATCCATTAAAGGTGGAATATTACCATTTGTTAGATCTTCATACAAAATAGTAAATCCTTTCTCATAAGGGTTTCTTTTTCTTATCCCTAACATATTACTAATTCTAGAGTAAGTAAAATCAACTCCACAATTTGGAAGAAGAACAATATCCGGATGGAATGCTTTGTAGGTGTATTTTCCTGGGGTAATTAAAGATGTTACAGGATCCAAACCCAAAGAAAAATCTCTGGTGTCAAACTTTAAACCAATATCATTGATTTCTACATCTTTTTGCCTTCCAACTAAAAGGTAATGTTCTACAACTGCATTATTTAATGCATCAATCAATTCACCTACAGAATAGTTTCCTTCTGGAATTGTTAATTTTACCCATCCGTATTGAGGGTTGTCAGAATCACTTTTATCAATCATCAATTTAGCCATAAATGAATTGCTATTAAAAAACTCACAAACATTGGGACAGTTAGTTTTTAAATAAGTTTTCAATTCTCCACCCCATCTAGATCTTTCATCAAGCTTGATATCCTGTGTAGAAGCTTCTGAGGAATCTATATCTGCATTTTGAATAATATTAGTGAAAAAATTACTGTGATCATTGTAATAATTGAGACTTTCTATATCAGATGTCTTATTATCAATATAGTAAACTTTGGTGGTGTCTTGCAGTGAAGCAATTGGAGTATAAGTGATACTGTTTCTGCCATCGGTTGGTGCAAGGACTCGAGGAGGCGGTACATATTTCTGCATCTAGAAAGATGACGGCTCGTCAGGTAAGTGTTAGTAAAAATTAAAGCCACCTTTTGGTTGTAAATGGGAATATTTGTTACATGCAGCTTTTGTGCCATGTCCAAAAATAGGTGTTATTACAGTGTCATCAGAAATATCTGATTTGCTATCCATAGGGGTGGCTGCTTCTCTAATATACCGGTGGCGTTTCTGAGCAGCTTCTTTCAATCTTTCGCGTCTATGGTTATATCTTGAATCTAAAAGCTGAGCTGCAACTAAAGAAGCGGCAGGAGCAATTATATCTCCACTACCAGGGAGAATAGACTCTCCTATTTGTTTTCCCATATAGCCTGTTAAGGGCGGTATCACGGCTTTCGTGATACTTTCTCGAATTCTGTCTCTGAGGGGATTAAAAGGTGAAACAGGCACAGCACTATATTCTGAATTGTGTGCAGTAATGACTGAAGGCTGTGCAGTTGACGGAGGCAGAGCGCTTTCATAGTCTTCATCTTGCTCAAGATATCCTCTATCAACGAAGTCAATGTTAAACGGATCAGTTTCGACCGCATTTTGAAAGAGCTGTCTGGGTTTTTCCGAAAAGAAATCCGCATAATTTTGTGTCCAGAAAGAAGCTGGAGGGGTCCAAAATTTATTTGAATAGATTTCTCTGAAATATGTTGGGGAATTGTGTAAAGCTATTTCCATATATGATATCAAACGTCTGATAAAAGGCCCATTTTCCTCATAAAAGGAAGGAGCAAAAGAATATGATAGTGTTTGCAGTGCTTCTTCCGGGTCTTCATTATTTCTATCAATTCTATCACTTAAACTTTTTTGTACGAAACGAAGAATTTGAGTCTGTCTTGGAGACAAGGTTTTGGGATTGACTATTTCATCCTCTCTGTTTTTTAAAAGATAACCTAATGTACTAGTCAAATTTAAGCTGTTAGTTCCTACACTATGTGCTGTTTCTGCCACTTCCCACTCCGTTTCCTCTGGAAAATCTAAAGATGCTGAAACTGTTAATCTATATAATTTCATCAAAGCTGAAATAAAAGTATCTGCAGTAAAAGTATTATCATTCGTAAACGGTGCTAGAAAGTACAGAAGAACTCTTGTATTAGCTGAAAGTCTACTAGAAATTTCACCTGGAATAGAATCTCCAGTTAAAACAACTCCCCAAAAAGAATTCAAATTTTTAAAAGCATCATTTAAATTAATAGTATGCACTCCACTTATATTCACTTGTAGCATTGTTTGAAAACCAGATTTAAACACAATTGCGTTTGGTGTCTCATTAACAAATAATCGAAGAGTTTGTTTAAAAGCTTCATAATTATGCTGACCCATTGACACAGTTGGAGGTAGAGAATTCAAAAATGCATTTAGGATACTTTGGTTGCTGAGACTTTTAATATCAGTCATTCTAATAGCATCAGATTGACTAGCTCTAATATCATCTACTAAATTTTGCAAATTATTCTGTACATTCATACTGTTGTATTTATGCACTCTAATAAGAAGATCTGAATAAATTGGACCAACTTCTTCTGGTTTTAGAGCTTGCAAATTTACTAAATCTTTTAGCAACGAAACGATCATATCGGCTGTTTCACTCTTCCTTGATGGAACCACTGCATTTTCTAAAGCTATCACTTTATTTGCCAAAGGTTGCTTTTTAAAATCAGCAATGTTAGAAAGTTTTTGATTTCGTATTATATTGTCAACTATGTTTGAGGTCCACTGTGAACTGGAAGTTCTGTTGGACTGTTCCATTCTTCTTCTTCGTCACTTTCAGGATTTTCAAGTGCACCTTTTAGACTAAACATATAAGAGTCGTCACTTGGTTCCAAATTTAGTTTTGTTTTCTTTAAAGGACGCCTAGACTGTGTGTTTCTATTATACGAGCCTATATTATCTGCTAGACTTAATATTGCTAAAATAATTCTTTTAAAATAAATATGAGTTTTAGCTAATTTATCAGCTGTAGGATAAAATCCTCCGCTTGCTTTTTTAGAAAAATACAAAGCCAGATGATTACTAGTAGTTAATATAGCACTTAATCTTTCTACTAAGTTTTGTTCATCCCTGACTATTAAATATAGACATGTAATTAGATCAATTAACCATTGCTGCTTTAAATTACCCTTAACATCTTTTTGCGATACATTACTTAAAAGGCGCCTTAAAGTAGGCTCTGTAGTATGAGACAGTAACGTGATTAATTGAAAAGTCAATTCAGATGAGTTAGGATGCTCCAAATAAGTTTGCAAAAAATCATCTAAGTAAGTGATTCCTAAAGATAAATTTGGTCGTTGTAGAAGTTGTTTCACATGACTAACAAATGTATCATGAGTCCATTGTTCCAAATCACGAGTATAATTTCCATTTCTGTGAATTTCTGCTGCCTCAATATGTCTTTGAGCCGAATTTGTGCCAGGAAAATCTGCTCTAAACATATCAGGTTCAAGTTTTTTATCCATGTCTAAGTTTATGTATTTTGAAGAATTATATATTAAATCTCTTTCTTCTGCCATTCTGGGTTCTTCATCTCTAAACACATCAATCTTAGGAATTTTTGCCTTAGGCACTCTGTCATTTCTCTGAGACTCTCTCAAATTTGCTTCTTCGTCATGTTTGCTAGCAATTCCCACATTTAAAACTTTTTCATTGTCCTCATTTAACTCAGACGTGCCCGATGAATTGTTGACATTGGCTGAATCCTCCATTGATGTACGAAAATTTTGCAAAATAGGATGCATCTGCAGCAATAAGACAAATGTTTTATTTGTCTTTCAGATTCAACAATGGCAGCAGCTCACCGGGCAGAGTCAACATACCCTACGTTATATGCGTTTAACCACTGATATAAATCAACCTTCAATTGTTCAAAGTCGCACAAGCTCAGAACGAGGAATAAAATGGGCCAGTAGATATTTTGATTATCCCGTCACTCAACTCCTAGATTTGCGCCCTGGAGGGCCCGTTACGTCTCAAGCTCCTTTTATTGGGGAACCACCACCAAATTTGTTGCTAGGATATTTTTATGCTGCTAGAGTTCTGAATAACTACCTATTTGATCAAAGAACATTCAGTAATATATCTTATAGTTTATATTTATCACCAATAAGTTTTGAAAGAAAAATGACCTGGCAAATTCTTACAGATTGTTCATACTCTATAAATACGGGTTCATATTCTAGAGCCATTGAAAGTAGTCAGGATTTATCTAACACTATCAATCAAATACAAAATGCAGTACTAATGGACAGAATTTTAAGTAGTTTGCAAAGTGGCGACATGCAAGGTTTTGGACAGGCAATCAATCAACAAAACGAAAGAAGAAGCCACAATTTAGAAGATACCCATTTACCATTTTCTCAATCATTTAGAATAAGCGGAGTAGAAAATAGAGATGCCCAAATTTTAAACACCATGTGCCAGATTAAAAAAGCATTGTGCAATTTTTTGATCTTAAGCAAAAATGAGAATGTAGAAAATATCCTAAACTTACCCTTGTCAAATTTTTGGTTAGCTTCTTTTATTGATGAATTTAGCAAATTGGTTTTACCTAGAAATGATTATAATATTTCGTTAAAAGATTTAGCTACAGTGTTAACTTTAGGGAAAGGAGGTTTAAAAGGTGGAGCATTAACATTACGGTCGGGTACTCGCACGGGTCTTCCTTTTATCTTGCGAGGAAGAGAAAATAGAAGAGCAATAACAGAAACAATGAGGAGACAAAGGGGCCAAACAATTAGAAGATTTATTGACAGATTACCTGTGAGGACTCGCAATCGTCCCACAGAAGTTATAGAAACTGACACTGAGTTTGCTCCTGAAGGACTTTCTGAAATAGAAGAAGAAATAGAATCAGACCGCGAGTCTCCTGGAACTAGCGGTCTGAGTAGGAGTCAATTTAATGATGAAATTATAGCAACAATTGTTGATTTAATTCAAACTTTAGAAGATGAACTAACTCCTGAAGCAAGAAGAAGTGATTTTTTTGATTATGGTAGAGAATTTTTTCAATTATTAATAAGTTATTATAACAGAAATGAATTGTCAGAAGAAATTATTCATAAATGGTTAATGTATTTTTTTATAATGGAACACATTGCTAGCACTTTATATTACCTTCACAGTCAGTTTGTACAGAATAGATTAGCTCATAGAAATGTAGGAATTCGCTTTGCTCAAGTTATCCTAAGAGGAAGAAACAACCAGGGAGAAGAAGTTTTTACTAGAGTATGGTTTAATAGAGAAAGTAGAGCATTAAAAACTCTTTACCAAAGAATATTAAAAGATTTTACGGGCATAATAGATGCAACTGGACGAGATTTTAATTTTGCAGCCCCTGAAGAAAGGGACCAATTGCTGCAAGAAATTCAGTTTGTTGAAAACAGTGGCACAATAGATGAAATAATTTCACAAGTAAATACTCCATTTACAGAACTAGACTCTGTTGATTTAGCATTCAGATTAAAACTATCTGGTATTGTTGCTTACAGCACGAATCCAATCGTCTTGAGAAGTTTTGAGAGAGCAAGACAAGCAGCTTTAGCAAGATGGCTTCAAAGACCATAATAAAACAAAGAACAACACACTACATTACTGGATACTTTGAAGATACGCCCTTAAAAATAATATACTATAAAGAATTTGAAAAAAGCTTTTTAAACTTTCTACAACTTCAAGGCATAAAACCCATTTCAAATTTGAAAAGACTGTCAAAACCAGAAGAAATATTACATTTTTTCTCAGAAGACACTTATCCATCACTTATAAAAATATGGAAATTAAATAAAAAATTTTTGTGTTACACTGAATGTAAAACAGAAGGAAAAACAATGGCCATAGAGTTAATAGGATTCAAAAATGAATGGTATATAGTAAAAGATGTAAAAAAACAACAGAAATGTGACAACTGTGGAGTAACTTATAATAATATTCACACTTGTAATGTAAAACGACGAAATTTTTATTATCATTTTATTAATCATGAGACTAAGAATTGGTGGGAACAAATTAAATTCAATCCAGTAGGAGCAATAGAAAATACCAAAAGACTCTTCATAGTTTATGATATAGAAACTTATACTTACCATAGTACTTATGGAAAGCAATTACTTCCTTATCTGTTGGTTTTTGAACTTATGGGTTCTAAAACTCTAAAAAATATTGCTGCACAGATTGCTGAAGAATGTGGATTTAATAGGGAAAGAGGTTGTTTCTTTATATTGAATCACAAACATGATGAAATAGGAAATGCTTTTAAAAAATTCAGAATTAGTGTGCAAAAAAAAATTGCACAAAATCTTTGGATGGAATTTTCAGAAGAACAACAAATAGAAACAGTATTAACTTATGATGAAATTGTTAAATTAAATAAAGAAAAAAAATTGAAAAAGATTATGCCAAAATACATAGAGATTTTTGTAATAGGACACAATATCTGTGGTTTTGATGAAATTGTTTTAGCCAGCCATGTCTTAGAAGGAATAAAAGATCAAGAAAACTTAGCCATGTTCAATTTTTCTAGAAGTTTTATGCCAAGAGCAGGAATACTTTTTTTTAATGATATAATATTATCTCTTCAAAATCCATGTATTAAAAAACCAGATAATAAAACATATAAAAGATGGAAAGATGGAATACTTATGCCCGAAGACCTTCCATGGCAGGGTCTCAAGTTTATGGTTAGAGATACATTTCTTCTTACACACTGCTCTTTAAGAAACGCTGCTGCTGCTTATCAATTAAATGTATCTAAAGATCATTGTTCTTATGCTGCTATTGACTATTTCATGTTAGGAGATTATGAAAAAGATGAAAACAATTACCCCGTAGAAAAATATTGGAAAGATAAAGAAGAATACATTCAAAACAAACCAGATGGAAAATATGACATTCTCCAAGAAGCTAAAAAGTATTGCATAGATGATGTTAAAGTGACTACAAAATTAGTGGCCAAAATTATAGATGGATATCAGGAGTTCTGCTCATCATCACTAAATTTTTCATGCTTATTCTACATTTTTCAAAAACCCCCTATAAGCAGTAATACTCAAATGCTTTTTAAACAATTACACTACAGAGCAGAAAATGCAAATTCAGAATACCTCTATAATTTAGAAGCTCCATCCGAAAAAATGTATTCTTTTATTAGAGCAAGTGTAAGAGGTGGAAGATGTTACCCCACCTTTTTAGGAGTTTACACAAAACCATTGTATGTTTATGATATTTGTGGAATGTATGCCAGTGCTTTAACACATCCAATGCCGTATGGAAGAACTCTTAATCCATGCGAAGCTAACATGGCCATAGATAAGCTTCAAGAACTCTTAGATTCTTCAAAAGTTTTATCTTACTTTGATTCACAAATTAAACCAATGATTGTTACTGTAGATTGTGAACCCCCATCTTTAGAGTTCTTAGACGTACTGCCACCACTGTGCTCTAAAAAAAGTGGTAAATTATGTTGGACGAACGAGGCATTAATAAATGAAGTAGTAACTAGTATAGATTTGGTCACCTTGCATAACAGAGGATGGAAATGTAAAATTATCAAAAACAGCGAATTATATGCGGTCTGGCCAGAATGGAAACCACTTTGTAAACAATATGTCGAAATCAATATTGCTGCCAAAGAAAGAGCCGAGAAAGAAAAAAACCAAACCCAACGCAGCATTAGCAAGCTGCTATCAAATGCTTTATATGGATCTTTTGCTACTAAAATTGACAAAAAAAAAGTTCTGTTTGCTGAAGATATTGAAGAAAAAGATAAAAAATCATTACGAGAAGGAAAAAGTGAAATCACTTCATACACAACAGTAATTAGTTCATCTTTACCAAAATCCACAAATTGCAAATGGAATGATTATTTTTCAAACCTACCTGAAGTGTGCGAAAGCTCCAACAAAAACTTGAATGAAAAATCCCAAATGGCTCCTTTTATACCCGAAAAAAATCACGTGATCTTTAAACCTATAACTTTTCTTTCAGCTGATTGTAATGATTTAGTTTTAACAACAATCGAGGACAAAACAGAATGGATCCGGAACAACCGTTACCCAACTCAGATCGCATCGTTTGTCCTCGCGTGGACAAGGGCATTTATGAGTGAGTGGGCAGATATTCTGTATGGGGAAGATCGTGGGAAAAAATACAATGAACGGGAACTTAAAAGCCTATATGGCGATACTGACTCTTTATTCTTATCTCAGAAAGGACATGATATGATGCGTTCCAAGGGAGCGCACCGTCTAAAACGTAATAAAGGGAAACTAGTTTTTGATGAAAATGAACCTAACCTTCAATGGTTAGTGGAATGCGAAACAGTGTGTGAAAAATGTCATAATGATGCTTTTGTTTCAGAAAGTTGTTTTTTAGCTCCAAAATTATATGCTCTAAAAGACACTAACTGCACTAAATGTGGTCATACAGGGGACGGAAAACTAAGAGCTAAGGGCCATGCTAAAGAATGTTTGTCATATGATGTGCTCAAACAATGTTTTACTGATTACTATCTATTAGAGACACCGAAACAGACTTTCATGACAAAGAGGAAGAGTCTCAAAAGGACGCTGCAAACAGGGAACGAGATTTCCAAACCTTTTACAGTAGTGGAAAAGCAACTCCTTCGAATACTGAGACCCTGGAAAGACATGACACTAAGAAAGGGGACCCAGTGGAACGAAGGATATTTGCTCTACCCTTACGACAAGAGACACCCAAACCCAAGACCTCAAGAGTGCTTGACAGAAAATCCTTTTTGGGACGATACATAAGTGAAGCTTTACAATGGAAAAATAATGTAATAAAAATTGATCCGTCTATCTGCAGAGATCCTTTTCCAGAAACAGATGAAATTTTTGAGAAATGTTTGTATCATGGTCAATTAATGAATGATTTATATAATACTGCTATCAAATATCAAAAAACTGTTAACGAAGCTCATTCCTTACTGAAAAATGGTTGTATGAAAAGTTTGAACTATGGTATACAGCCATTTATAGTAACTGTTTATGGTCCCACAGGAAGTGGTAAATCACAATTTATCAGAAATATCATATCCTCCAGATTGATTGAACCTAGTCCAGAAACAGTCTTTTTTATAACTCCTGAAAAAGGAACAGTACCTCTTGAGGAAAAAATAGCTTGGGAAGCACATTGCGCAGAGGGAAACTCTGATGCTCAAGGAAATCCAGTAACATCTAAATTTAACCCAACTTTGATTTTACTCCCTTTTAAAGACGCAATCTCAGACAACAATTTAAATATAGACAACCCAGATAACATTTTTTGTAAAGCAGCCAGTGATGGACCAATATGCATTATTATGGATGAATGCATGAATTATCTAGGAAACTGTCATTCTATTAGTTCTTTTTTTCATGCCTTACCCTCTAAAATTTTTGGTAGATTTCCAAAATGCAGTGGCTACACTGTCATTGTTGTATTGCATAATATGAATCCTAGACACGATAGAGGAAATATTAAAGATTTAAAAATTCAATCAAAATGTCACGTCATTAGTCCCCAATTAGAGGTAAGTCAAGTACATAGATTTATTAAAAATTATTCTTTTGGATTTCCGTCTGCTTTAATTCCTGTTGTAAAAGACATCCTAAATCATGCCAGATTAAATTCAAAATATAGCTGGCTGATTTATAATAATGTTCCAGTTTCAGAGTCATTCAGGTGGAGCTATTATTCTCCATCAGATCAGATAAAACCAATGTTTATGAATCTTCAAACTTTATTTTATAATTCATGTTTGGATATAAGAAGAGTGTTTCGCAAAAGAACTCAAGCTCAACTACAATACATCAAAAAAATAAATGCAAATCCATTTTATTTCGAATAAAAGTTTTTTATTAACCCATTCTTTTTGTTAGTCTTTCTGTTTAACAGTTCCCACATTAGGCACAACATGCTCGGGATTAACATTATAGATAGTAACTGTATTTCCACAACAACCTATAATATAAACAACCTCAGCTAAATTTCTTGACACTGTTACACATCCAGCATCAGGCATTCCTGCTGTGACACCATAAATATGACAAGCACTAATACACCATTGTTTAAGACGAGTAGTAGGTAAATTTAGTATTTTTACATCCCCATACCACAACATATTACCAACAAAAGTGGGAGGCTGTTCTTCATCATCATCAAAATAAAATCCTGCTAATTCAATCACTGAACCATCTGTTAATGTAAATTCAGTAGGCCACAAAGAACCATAATCACAATGGTTGAGCATATTATTATTAAATGTTCCTCTAGCAGCTTGAAAGTTCTGCCCGTCTCCTGCATACCACATATTCTCTTTAATATGTAAGTATGCACATCTGCTTTGCACAAATAAATTATCATTTCTCATCCAGTATCCGCCAACAACATTAAAACAAACTTGACAATCAAAAAAAAGATTGTTATTTGCCAGAGAAAATTCAGAACAACTAGTATTTGCAATGCCAATGCGACAAGAATCAAATTTACACCCTGTAACAGAATGTTGTTGACCCCATTTACGGTATCGAAAATACTGTAAACTAGAATATAAAATGGCAGCACCATTGAAATTTTCAAAAATGCAATTAGAGATTGTAGTTTTCCAAACATTATGACAAAATATAGCTCCATGATGCTCTTTCTCTGGAGTCATAGGAGAATTTCTGTCAGGGAAGTCTCCCCCAAAAAAATGTATATCAGAAATCAACACCCTCAATTCTTCAGGTTCCGTTTTAGAACTTTGAATTGACAAAATAGGTCCAGTTCCATGAAGTCTCACAGTTGCCCCCTGTCCATATAAATGCAGATGTGTTGTAATTTCCACATTCTTCCAAACATAAGTTGCATCTGGTATCAAATATACAGCAGAATATTTGTTGAAATAAACATTGGGATCTGCATCCACAGGCATTAAAATATGAGAACGACTTGAAGAAGGCAAAACTGGATCGGGACGAACAGCTTGTGACCATGGCACAATTGGCTTTGATACAAAAGGGTACACAACAGACGGAACTGATTCCATGTTTTTTAGTCCTTATTAAGAAAAAAGAAAAATTCTTATGTTACGTGATCCATCAATTTCTTCATTTCAATGGCAACCGCAATACATGTTTGATACGTTTTAGAATGATTTTCACATTTACAATGTCTACCTAACCAAGCCAAACAGAAGCAAAACAATGAGAACTTAAGAGGTTTAGGTACACTTTCTCTCAATGAAAGGACTTTACAGATAACATTTCCTTGAAACAGAACATCCAAACTAATCATAGAAGGCATTTCATGTTGTTGAAAATATTTTATCAATCTGGATAATCTCCAAAGTCTCGGCTTTAACCAAACTCTGTTGCAATATTGCTGATACCATCTTAAAGTACATTCAAACAAAAGGTCCGAAAGATCCTCATCAGACAAAACGAGCTTCATACCTCTTCAATAAACCACCGTGTAGGTCCAGGAAAGCTGCTTTTATCTTTGGAATGCAAAAAAGAACATAAAAAAAGTAAATACTCGCATGCCCACTTGTCATCTGTTGTTGCAGCATTTACTACAAAACACTTCCCTTTTCCCTCTCGGTAATAATGAACAAGACCAAACTGCTTGTTAGCTATAGCAAAAGCAATAGGCAACCACATTTCATCAATGAAAAAAAGATTTCTTAAAGAAAGCCAAGAAACCGGTCCTTGTTGATAAAACTTGACAGCATACCAATCAAAAAAATGAAATTTAGAGCGATGCAATTCTTCCATCCATTCACAATCCACGTCTTTAATTATCAAAGGCGCCTGAAGGATATCCATTTTGCGTCGAAAGCTTTCTTGTGAAAAATCATACAGAGTGAAAAACAATATGTTAACAGATTTTTATACAGATCTGGTGGGTGGAGCTAACAGAAGAACCTATAGAAGACCACGTAAAGCGAAAAAGCGAAAAACCACTAGACGCAACCAAATAGCCGCAAAACGCAAATCTACCAAATATTCTCGTCAACTTCAACCTACTACATTCCTTAAGCAGCACCTAAAGTACTTTCCGCCTATCCCAGTTTCTCGCTCCAGGCCTTCTAACAATTTTCATCTGGGACCAGGTATAGTCACAAATTATAATTTTCAGCATACTTTTCCACATCCAAATGTTATACCTGCTCCTGTGCAAGCTATTCCGGTCAAGTACACAGTAGAAGAACCCCTAATTTTTCAAGATGCTAAAGACTACTTTGAAAACCGGCGACCTCCTGACGGCGAAGCAGACACAGACTATGAAGCCAAAAAGAAATGGAGCCTAGATGATGTTATAGCTTATTTGCAAAAAATACCACAACAAATTCGAAAAGTTATTCTCACCAGCCTGTTTGGTGCTACTTTAGGATTAATAGTAGATCTGTTATTAGGAGGCCCTTGGGGGCTTACCACCCGTCTACTGCGACTAATCGTATCTCTCGTACCAGGCGGCAAAATCCTACTTTTTGCTTTGGATGGACTAGGATACTTTCTTGGAAAAACTGAGGATCCAAACCTAGTTGCCTACGACCCCGAATTGATTCGATTTGGAACAGACATTCAAAAAAATATCAACGGACGCCTAACAGAAGATGTAGTAAGAGCCGCGGAAGAACAGCTAGGTAGCGGTTTTATGAGAACTTTAGGGGCTTTATTTGCAGCCGCCGCGTCAGCGGGAACACATTTAAAATTTGCTCTTCCTGCAATTCCCTTAGCTGTAATACGGCCATTTCAGAGATAAAATGTTTTGAAAGAAAAAGATGAAAAGTTTAATCAAGAAAAGATTTAAAAACTTGTAACTAAAAATTAAATATAAACTTACCTTAAATGACGAAGATGCCGCAAAACACGTAGAATTAGCTTTTAGGACAAATTTCAATAAAAAATTTTTTACTTTAAAACCTTTAAATTGTGTCATGAAATCAGTTTTTGTGGAGCATTCAAATTTGCGCGCCTTCCCCGCCAAAAATCATGGCAAAATGGCCGCGCCACGCCCCTGTGCATGTTATTATATATGAATG